AATTAGAGTTCCATAACCATTGGTATTGTCAAAATCAAACGGGGTGGATGTTGTAATCGTACCACTAACCGTTGACGTACCACCGACAGTACTAACAGTACCGCTTACTGGCACCGGTGTCGCTCTTAATTGAGCATCGGTAAGTGGGCCGTCTACAGTAATGGAATTACCGCCATCTTGTATATTAACCGCCGCAGCTCCTGCTGCATTGTCTACAGTTACATTGTGGCCATCAGGAAGTTGGTTTGCTGCGGTTGCGGCACCTGTGGGTAACGGCAAAGAAGCAGCACTAACGGGCTGAGTTACTCCCGAACCATCTGTTAGTAATCGAGTCGATGTAACTGTTAAACCTGATGGTATTTTTGTGTTTATCGCGGATTGAGTTGATTCTAAGTTAAGTGCAGATGTGTTTAAATTCGTACCGGCGTTAGCTGTTATAGTTCCACTTACTGGTACTGGGGTTGCTCGAAGTTCGGCATCTGTTAGCGGGCCGGTTACGGCAACACTACCAGAGATTGCAACTGTGCCATCAACGGTTAAAGAACCGCCAGCGTCGCTTACAGGTACAGGATTACCCGAGTCGTTCTTAATCTCTACTTCATTAGATATAGAAACACTTATGCCGTCAGCGATGTCCTCAACTGCGGTTATAACTTCGTCAAGCTTTGCTTGCGTAGCTACGTCTGTAACACGCCTATCGAGACCGCTATCAATAGCATTCTCTTTGTAAGCCTTCTTATCTCTGTCGTTTATATTATCTGATATAGCCATTACCGCTCTTCTGTATCAGTTCGTTTTTTATCAATTAATTCACTTGTTGCAATTTCATACCAACAGTGCCACTTACCTTGTGCAAAACTAAAGTCGAAATAGTGGAACTGTTTCTTATACTTAGCGTTGACTGCTAACATAAGTACGCGCAACTCTTCTGGAGTCTTTGCTTCTAAATGTGCTGGGGGAAAATTACCGCGTATCATAACGTCCCTTGGTGAGAGAAAAATACCCAGGGGCCGAAGCCCCCGGGCTTGGTGTTATTAAGCACCTAACATGTATACGTTACGACGACCTTCGTCAAGAACCTTTTGACCCATGCCGAGTGCGAATGCGAACTCAGTTTTTTGGAGAGTCAATTTAGCTCTGCGAGTTTCGAACTTAACTTCTTGTTGTACAGCAACTGCACACGCTGTCTTATGATATGCAAAGCACTCATTAGACGCTGCACCGTTGTGAACGATAACGCGGAAGCCATAGATCTGACCGATTTCACCCTTTAAAAGTGCATCGCGTGATCCATACTTGTCTGCGTTACGGAAGTTATCAAGACCGATCAAGACTTTCTCTTGTTCTGGAGCGATAACTAGGTAGCGATCAGATTGTGGTACATTAGCGCGGTTAAGCAACTGGCGAGCTTTTGCGATACCATCAAGAGTGATAGCACTAGCAACACCGTGAGTGTTGGCACCGTCTAAGTCAATCTTGTGATCTGGCGCTGCTGTTGAAGCAAGACGCAATTGAACGATAATCTGTTCATCCATGTACTCACCGTATCGGCGACCTGCTGATTTAGCAAGTTCTGCTTCAAGGTTAACCATAGATTGAGTAGAAACTCTGTCAGGAATTTCAAAGCTGATAGCAGTCCAGTCGTTAAGACTTAGAGAGTCAACTTCGAAAGTAACTGTCTGAGCTGCGTTCTCAGTCGTACCATCTGGGTTTTGTGTAGTTGGTGAAAAGCTCGTAGAAGCATCGATACGCGGCCAGTCGATTGACTTAACCCCTTTAGATGCCATTGAGCTTAGGTCAACAACTGTGGGTCTCAATAGAGACGCCTGCATTAGTTCTTCTTGGATGATACTTGAGATTACATCCATTTCTGTAACGCCGGTATTTGCGGCGCTTGTCATAGTAGCCATTATTTACTCCTTATTTTTTGTTTATTCTTCTTAATATTTCTGCCTTTTCATCAAAAGACATTTCGGCCAGACTTTTTTGTTTGCCAGACGAAGGATTAAAAGAAGTTGGTGAAGCGTAACTTGTTAGATTCCCAGACGTACCTTGTGGGATAAGCGTCGGGTGCTCTTGACGAAACTTGTTTGCAACAGAGCGAACACTATCAGAGCTTAGTGAACCGTTCTCTAGCACTTCGATTTCATCAACTGCAGCATGCGAAAGATATTCTTCTCTCACGTTGCCTAACTCGGCCTTAAGTTGCGAAAGCTTTAAACCTCTTAAATAGAGATCTCGGTCCTTCTTCCTCGCGGCGGCTTCTTGTTCGCGCTGTTTCTTCTCACGTTCGTAGAGTTCTTGAAAACGCTGCTGTTCTTTCATCTGTTGCTCTTCTGCTGCTTTTAATTTGGCTTCATATTCAGCCGCCTTAGCCTCAGCATCCTTAGCTCTAGATTTGAACTTATGCATGTCTTTGTTAACCTCTTCGTACGCAGTTCTACGCACAAACTCTTCTTTAGTCTCACCCTTGCTAGCTGATACTTCAGTCGGGTTGCCTTCGACTATTACACGGTCACTACCGTCATTGGCTTTTGGGTCTGCCATATTCTTCTCCTTGGGATACAATCCCTGTTATAGTTTCTTAGCAGCCGTAGCGACTGCCTTTTCTAAAATTTCTGTCATCGTTTTTACTTCTACCTTAGACAGGTTCATAAAAGTAAAGTCTTTGTCTATCTTAATTAATTCTGATGCAACTCTTTCGCCTTCTTGGTCGAGTTGAATTGTCACGCTGCCGTCTAAAGCTTTAGTGTTGAGACTCTCAAGTGTCTTGCCTGTTCTATTGATGCCGGATTTACCTGGAGTTGCGCCGGGACCTGTAAGTTTGCCCTGTTTTCTAAGGGACTTTCTTATTTCAACGGTTGATGGTTCAAGTTTTTTAAGCGAGGTAGTTTTACCCTCTGGCTCCTTAACCCCTTTGCCAAGTCGAGTTCTTTTCTTCATATGGTCTATAGCCGCATCTGCTGCAACTTTTAAGTTCTCTTTTTTATTAACCTCTTTAATAAGTGAGTTAACAATTAGAGGTATCTTACCCAATGTATTAGCCATTAGCCTACCTGGAATATACGAAGTATTTCGTTTAAATTAGCACTCGGCTCTTCAAAATCAGATAGGATAAGTTCAAGTTCATCTTCACTTACGCCTAAGAAGTCGTAGCCCTTTTCGGCCATCCACTGGGCCTTGTCCGCCTCAGCACCTTCTAGGATACCGATAACAACACGCCCTGCTATAGTTATATCAAGGATTTGGATGCTACCAAGCATTTCGCCTGTAAGGTTTAGATCTACCTTGCCCGGTGACTTGCCTGCAATTTCAAAGTCAACGTGTCGTACGTAGTTCTTTGCATAACTACCAAAAGACTTGCCGCCTACACCCTTACCCTCAGCAGTCCGGTCTTTAATAAAACTAATAATAGCGAGTGCAATGTCTCGGCGATCTGCAACGTCGTATGCTGGATTAATAAATGCCGTAAACTCAGCGTCTGCCATTAGCTATCTAATCTACCCTTCAGGTTTTTATCTGGTGCCTGTTCTTTACCAAACTGGTTGCTCTCTTTAAACTCGCCGCCCTCGCTACGTCCCTGAGGGACCGAAGGATCTGTAACGCCTGCCATACCGTTTTCAACCATCTCGTCGAAGTCATCCTTGGCTTCTTGGCTAATCTCTTCTAGGATGCTACTAATCTGATCTTCTGTAAGTTCTGGTTTAAGCTCACGAAGTGCCTGGCGTCTGCTCATAAGTTTAAGCTCGCGCGCAACTTTAATTTCGTCTAGCATCTGTTGATGAGTCTTAAGTGTCTTAATCTCTTTGAAGTGAATTCTGAATGTCTTAATAAATTCTTCGCTAAATAAACGAGGCTCACCTTCGGTTAATGATCCATCTGCTGCCCAGATAGACTGCATTTTTTGTACTAGTTCCCAAAGCTGACATTCAATTCGTTTAAAGAATTCGGTCTGCACTTTGTACTCAGCAGTAATGTCGCCTTCGTCAATTGCCTTAGAAACTCCGGCACCTGCTTCGCCGTCGCTACCACTAAAGTTTGTCTTGATGCCTATAGTCGAGAGATATGAGGTTAGCTCATAGTCGATAAGTTTAAGAGTATTAGTAATGTCCACAGTAGGATTGATTGTGCCAATATCAGGATCTCCATTCTCAGCGGTTGAGTCGCCAAGATTAACAACCGAATCTGGATTGATTTCGTTACCAGATAGGTCCGTATTGCGAGTCCAGATAATAGAGTGAGACATGAACTGAGATGCATAGTTTAGATCCGTGAGTAACTTAGGGATTAGCACGCTAATGTCAAGACCTGCCTGATTAGGAAACGGTACAAGTTCAAATTTAGACTTATTACCGATAATAAAAGGGATCTTGCCGAACGGGTTAGTGCCGTTCTGCCCCAGTGCTAACATTTTATCTTCACGAATTGAGCCGGATGAATCAACGATCAAAAACTCGTCGTCACTATATAACCAAAGGATGTCAACTTCGCGGACTTGTTCATTCTTAACGTTCTTGTTGCCATCGGCGTCAACTGCTGGCATATAGGTCTGAAACTCAGAACCCATAAGCTTAATAAATACTGTGCAGTTGGTTGAATCGGTCGGATCGTCTGAGTATGGTAGAAACTGGTGCCCTGCTAGCACTCTAAAGTGGTGTTTGCCTTCTTTAATATATGGTTCTACTGCAAATGTATTTTGTGCATTGTAGATACGATTAGCGTCGGTCATCACGCTGTCTAGGCGCGCTTCATTTGATATATTCTTAAGGATTTCTTTATCTGTGTCGTTATCTGCAAGCCTAAGTGGTTGCTCGATGTATACGCGAGATAGTTTATCCGTTGCTTTTTTAAGTACGTTTAAAGACGGGATGCGCTGAAGTGCGCGGTTAAGGGCGGATGCAGACAGAATTTCTTTACGAAGGCTGTCTTCAACTTCGGTCTTTACTTGGCCCTCAAGAACCTTATAGAGACGCATATTGTATTGTAGGTAGTCGTGGTGTTCATTGTAATGCATTATAATACTAGGCAACATTTCGATTAAAGGTCTTTGTGTTGGCATTTATATCCTTAATATTGTGATACACTAGCTTCGCGGCGCGGTTTCTTATGTGGTAAAAAGTACCATGCAAGATAACCAAGGGCCGTGCTAATATGCCCAAGCATTTCATCTTTGTTCTCGTGCGTGATCTTCTCTAGATCGCCGATTAACATTGTGCACTTTGGGTCAATGACAATAAGACCCTTTTCTAAGAGTCTGTTCAAGTTATTATGTCTATCCTTTTCAGGAGGATTAGTAAACCGTAAAACATCAGTACCTGAATCACGCAAGATCTGATGATCTGTTTTAGCCGCAGATGTTTTTCTTCGGTCTCCGGTTTGGTCACAGACAACTTGCATCCGTTGATTAGGATACCGTTGTACTACTTCCTTCGCCGCCTTAAAGGTATTACTGTCGCGTTGGTAGAGTTCTTGCGAGATGAATATTTTCCCATCCCGAAAGTACCCGAAAACACCACACAGAGGATCAACGTTAAAGTCAAGACCGAGATGAATAATATTGTTTGATTCACTAACTGGTCCAACGTTTTTCCTTCGGTCGAAGCTGTAATATACTTTACCAGATGTAAGGTTGATAAACTCTCCCTCAAGCTCTTGACGCATTAGATTGGAGTCATATTGGCTGAGGAGAGTTTCAACGTAACTTTCTGATAAATTAACTAAATTGTCTGTCGTTTTCGAAGTTATAAGACTAGCACCGGGTAGCGGTTTCTCAACAAATGCTGTGTACAGCCAGTTAAATCCGTTCGGTGTAGTCGTACCCTTCCATTGACAGGGGCCTTTTTTGTCGCGTATCCTGCCCATTAATACGTCGAAGCTTTCTTTGGTGTAAAAGGCACATTCATCTGACCATGCCCAACCCGCTTCGATACCACGTAACACGTTGTAATTCTCCATAGACATTGCGTAAATTCTAGTGTTGAATATGTCTATTTCGTTGCTGTTTCTTCGGTACGTGTACTCTATTCCTAGAGATTCCAAAATATTAAAAAACGAAACAAGGGTTGCTTTAGTAAGCTGCCCGTGTGTGTTTGCAGTTATGATACCATTTGTTGTCTGGTATTTAAGCGCCATCATAGCCGCCCACACTGCACCAGAAAAGGTTTTACCCGATCCTAGACCACCGCAAAAGAGCGTGTAGCGTTCTGCGCTTTCAACAAATTCCATCTGCTTTTTAGAAAGGGTAACACTACTCATTCCCACTCGCGCTCTTTACTAGTTCGAGACCAGCATTTTCGCGCTCAGAAATTGTGATGAGCTTAGGTGGTTCCACCGCTGCATCTTTCTTGTCGCTTAACAATCCCGCAAGTTTTGCTTGCGAGTTATTAGCCTCAAGAGCCGTTTTATATATACCCTCTGCCATACATCGTTTGAATATATCGTCATTACGGAGCATAAGTTTTGCGCGAAGTTCGGCACGGCCTGCCTCGACTACTTTCTCCATATCTTGAACGATACCGTCGTATTGACGCTCTAGGGCATATGCACTAACCTTCCACTTTACGGCTAACTCGCGACAAGTCTCAACTCTGGTTTTACCGTGAGCCATACATTCCTGTATATCCTTCTCGCGATTCTGCATATCTAGTTTTGATGCTTTAGCCATACTATATATAGACTCAGGACTTCTCACTTAAAATGAAGAAAATCACATTTATTTTTTTAAATCGAATATATGCGATCTGACGAAAATTATTTTAAACGAGTGAGAACTTTCGAGTCTATATAAGATATGGGAGTATTGTATGGGCAGAATAATTAAGCGTGTGGTTGTACATTGCAGCGATTCCGACGATAGTCTGGATTTCGGGTTTAAAGACGTAGACGAGTGGCACCGTCAACGCGGCTGGTTAAGCCCAAGCGGTATAAGTTGTGGGTATCACTACATAATTAAGCGCGATGGCAAAATTGAGGCGGGGCGGCCTGAATCTGAGGTCGGCTCACACTGCCAGGGTGCCAACTCCGATAGCATAGGTATCTGCTGGATAGGTCGCAAACAAATGAGTAATGCTCAACGAAAATCGCTACTTAAGAAACTTCGCGATATCTGCGACCGACATAATATTAAGATCGATAAGGTCTACGGGCATTGTGAGATGGAGTCGGGTAAGGCCCAAGGTAAAACGTGCCCAAACATAGATATGAATTTTGTTCGTGCCGAACTGTTATTTGAACTGGGAGATAAAAAATGCTAAAGATATTAAAGTGTCGTAGATCTAGTATCGCGGTCCTGTGTCTCGTTGCGCTTACATTCTTAGGATACAAAAAGGGTGCAGAGGTTGCAGCGGCAATTGCAACCATAGCTCTTGGTGTTGCCGGCGCTAACGCGTTTGAAAAGCGTGGCAGTAAAAATGCGTTGGAGAAATAACTATATGCCTAACCGCTTAGTGTGCACAGTGCTAGAAGAAATGCGTAAATGTAACGAGACTAGAAATTACTCGTATTTATCTGGCCTAATAGAAGAGGTCCAATCTGCTGTTTCAAAAATGGAAGCAGCTTTATATGACCAGAGCGATTTAAAATACGCAGAGAAGCAACTAAAGAGTCTTAAAAAAGAAATCGAAGAACTTGAAGATAAAAAAGAAGATTTGGGCTATGTACAAACGAAAAATAAATATACCGGCTCAACTTTTGATTCTGGTGATTTATAAAACCGAGAAGTGAACCTCCAATAGAACAATTTAGGGTTATCCAAAAATTCCCGAATTACGCCGTATCCAATATGGGTAACGTGATGAATAATAAAACCGGAAGAATTTTAACTCCCAATTTAATATCTAGGGGTTACATAGGATATAAACTATACACAGATGGCATTGCCGTGCCCGTTAAGTCGCATCGTCTGGTTGCCGAAGCTTTTTTAGACAATCCATTTGGATACCCACAGGTAAATCATTTAAATGGAATAAAGTCTGATAACCGGGCATCAAACCTAGAATGGTGTACTAACTTTCAAAACGCTATACATGCAAAAAGTTCTGGGTTATATAGATCAGGATCTAGGCATACATCTTCTAAGTTGACCGAAATAGAAGTTATTAAAATAAGATCTTTGTATACAATAAACATTAGTTTGATCGCCAAAATGTATTCGGTTGATAGAAAAACAATTAGAAGCATTCGACAACGAAAAACGTGGAGACATATATGAGAGTATCTTCGGCAAAGGGTAAAGGAAGAAGACTACAACAAGAAGTTGCAAAGCGGTTAGCGTCTGTAAGATCGGACCTTGAAGATGATGATATAAGAAGCACAAGCATTGGTTGCAACGGCGAAGATATTCTTTTTAGTCCGGCAGCACGCCGGGTGTACCCGTACTCAATCGAGTGTAAGAATGTAGAGAAACTTAACATCTGGGATGCTATAAAACAAGCGCGTAGTAACGCAGGCAACCATACGCCCGCCGTTATGTTTAGCAAGAACCATGAGACTATATGGGTTGCAATTCCATTAAACGATTTCCTTAGATTTTTTAAAAATAAAGAGGGTGCCTAATGATAAAGTTTGTGAAACTACCAGATGAAGACAATCAACACGATAGGTCTAAAATTATATATAAAACGGACTCTGAAACTCTCGAAGGCGTCATAGAGGGGTTTCAAGATTTTTTAAAAGCGTGTGGCTACAATTTTGACGGCAGACTAGAGATTGTACAAGATGAAGAGTAAACTAAATAAACTGGTGGCCATATTTGTTATCGGTGCTCTTGCTGGATGGCTCCTAGCTGCCAGATTCTACGAGAAAAGATCAAACGAAACTCAGATCGTAACTAAGGATAGAATCGTTACTAAGATTGTAGAACGTAAGGATGGGTCTAAAGAGACTGTCATAGTTGAGGATCGTACTAAAAAAGAGAACACACGTACTGCTAAAATATCCCAATGGTCTGCGGGTGTATCTAAAACACTATCGTCACCTGAAGTGTGGGCAATCCAAGTAGACCGCCGCATAATTGGTAATTTATTTTTTGGTGGATTCGTAACAACCAATAAAGTCTACGCCGCCCTTATTAGATACGAGTTCTAACTCATCTCTTCTGAGAAGTGCGTCTTTTTCACTAAATCCGTTAGGATAACGAACCCTTAATTTGTCGTAATTTGCTTGCATTATTTCTTCAAAAGAGAATCCATAACTATCCAACATTATAGACATGTACCAAAGCAAATCCCCACACTCTTCTTTTACCTTGTTTCTGTCAATAATTTTTCCAAACATCATTCCTTTTTTGAAATAGTCCAATATTTCACCCGCCTCACCAGATATTCCAATTGCCGCGTGTAGCCTTCTCAAAAGGGGTCTATCTTTATTAAGACGCATTAATATTGGCGTATAGTCTTTGTTTGGCATATCGTTATTAACGGATCTTTCTATAAATTTTTTTGGTTTCATTTTTCGCCCCATTTCCTTGGTTTAGCCTTAGTTCTAAGTTTGCCTTTCAATTCTAGGTAACGACCATAAGCTTCAGACTTGGGTTGCGACATTCCAAGTCCTTTACACCAATAATCGTTTCTTAATAAAGTTTTACATATACGTCGCCAAGATGGGGCGAAAGCCATATTTTCTACATCTTTATCTGCCTGATCTGGTATTGTTGAGTATCCGCGCTTATTCCATCCACCAATAAATTTACGTATTCGACTAGTATAGTGTTCGGCGGTTTTTCTCGGTAGACTTTTCAGCAATATTTTAGAATATTGCTCCCAAGTTAAGTTGTTGGGTTTAGATATAGCCCCCTCGCCGTTTATATTCCCAGTCTCTTGCGCATAGACTGCATATGAATTGGCACCTGTAACTCTATATATAAGCTTCGACCATGTCTGCGGTTCTAGAACGCTATATAGCCATAACCCCCTTCTTTGTGTGTCGCCATACGGTTGACACAATCTTTGATGTTTTATCGGCACTCCTGCCATCTGCATTTTATCGTATACCTTATTATATGGCTTTTCTGGATATAATGAATGATACTTCCATATGTCAGACGCCTTCCAATCGTATATAGGATATATATTATAACAAGTATTAGTTACTAGGGTGCTCCACGATTGATTATTTATAGTGTTTTCTTTTTTTATTATGGCAACAGTTTTGTAACGGTTTAAGGATTCATCCGCCCTTATTCCGACAAACCCCGCTGACAATTCGTTACCGCCATACCATTCACCAAATAATGGTACAAACTCTTCAAACTCCATCCCTGGTTGATAAAAATCGTATTGATTTAGATTCGACGCATATTTAGGCTTAGGTCTAACCCACATATTCTTTTTGGCTTCATCCCAACAGGTCCATCTTGGTTCAAAAACCGAAGTAGCATTTCTTAGTAGCATTTCTGGACATACCCAGTGTAAGTCGATATGGGGTTTATACAACTCGACAAGCAGTTCGAGATTTTTTATTGTATCATTGTATTGGGCTTCTAAGTCTATTATAAGAACTCCAACTTTGCGATTCCGTTTGATCGCTTCGTCCATTACAAGGTGAAGCATAACGGTGCTATCTTTCCCGCCAGATACAGAAACATAGCAGTGTCGTACTGCGTCTAAAGTTTCACATATTCGTTTTCTTGCTGCTTCTAAAACTGATATATTCAACATTTTTATCATAACACACTCCTAGAATAAATCCGAATCTCTATGACCTAATGCCTTCTCCATATTAACCTCTTCAATGTTACGGAGTTTTAACCATCGATTAAGGTATTTAAGCGCTAACTCGTTTGCTGTCGTCTGTTTTTCTTCAGATAACATTGCAAAACCGGCACGATATACCGACGGTAGTCCTCTGGCCGCACACGCAGCCGCCTGACCTATCCAGGCAATACGATTCATTGATCCGTTGGTTAGGTTATGTTCACACGAATTAGGCCAGTCTTTAAATACGATCTCAATGCCCTTTGCAAATTCTTCGTTGTTTGATAAAAATTCTCCATATTCGGCTTCGCACTCATCTTTATCTCGCCCCTTAATACCTGGTTTAAAAAACCCCGCAGCAACCGATTCCCACTTATCAAAGGTATGAAATATTCTAGTCTTATCGTTGGTGTTTTGTGTTATAGCATCGAAGTCCGCACTAAAATCTAACTCGCTATCGTTAGAAGATGAGTCGCTCTCCCATGCAAGACTAAATTCTGCATCAGAAAAAAGTCCGGATAATCCGGTGATTTGACAGAGTCTGAGGACCTCATCTTCTTCCATTCCTAATTCCTTACAAATTCGCTCCGTTTTCCAATTTCGAGCTTTTAATTCTAGAACAATTTCGGACATAGCGTCAACGCTGTGTGTTCCGCGCGCTCTATTATGACGTATAGTGGATGCCATGCGGTTTGACTTATTAGTCTGGCGATCTCTTACTGTAGTAACGGGTATGAATCCTAATAATGTACTTTTAACTTTATCTGACTCTTTTGCCACTTTGGATCTATGGAATCCGTCAATAATTTCACGTTGATTGTCGTTGATCCATGTAACAACCGGTTGAGTATATCCATCTTCAGTAATAGACGTTTCAAGAAGTTTTAATTCGGTTGGTGC